CGAGCTGTACACGGCTGTCGGGCCGAGCGGCAATAACATCGTCGTTCCTGGTACCGCCACCATCACCGGCGATCTGACGGTGGATACCTCGACCCTGAAGGTGGATTCGGCGAACAATCGGGTGGGTATTGTTAATGCAAGCCCGACTCGTGCGCTTGATGTGGTTGGATCTGCAATCGTTTCGTCTGAAATTAGGTGTTCCTCTTTTGATACTGGAACCACAAGCGGCGACTTGTATTTATTCACATCCAATCGCCTAAGCCAAACCGCCGCCCCTACGATTGAATGTCAAAACTCAGCAAAACCGCTGATCATCAATCACACAGGAAGCCAGTCGATGCTATTTGGAATCGGTGGCTCGCTGCAAATGACCCTGAACTCCACGGGGCTTTTGGTTGGAACAACTAGTGCTGGTGGCTCTGCTTCAAACTCGGCAAAAAGCGTTGCTGGATTCTTTTCGACCGTAAACGGGTCTACTGCTTCAACCGCTAGTGGTGTTGCTGTTACGATGTTTGCTTCTCCAAATGAAGCAACATTCATTGTTTCGGCTTACATTTTTGGAACTGGCGCTCCTGCTACATACAACGCGGTTGCGATTGTTAAGGTTTCAGGTGGCGTTGCCACTGTAACAGCCATTTCATCGTCTACTAGCACGACAATTTCTGTCAGTGGCTTGAATGTTCAAGCCACTCAAACAAGTGGCGCCGCTCAGGTTATTGTCTACAGCGCAATCCGTATTTCATAACCCATACCACCATGAACATCTCCATTGTCTGGATCATCGAACGCCTTCTCGTTAAGCCGACCGAAGGCTCACTTGTCGATGTCGTCATCACCGCCGACTGGCGATGCAACGGCGTCGAAACCACCGGAACCGGCGACGACGAGAAGACCTACAGCGGCACCTGCTACGGCAGCGCGTCGTTCGCACCTCCTACGGAGAACTTCACGCCGTATCCTGACCTCACGCAGGATCAGGTTCTTGGGTGGTGCTTCTCCAATGGCGTCGATAAGACTGCCATCGAAGCCAACGTCACGCAGCAGATCGAAAACCAGATCAACCCTCCGGTCATCGCTCCGCCGCTGCCGTGGTTGCCGCCGGTGATGATCGTGCCTCCGATGCTGCCTCAGGTTGAGCCGGTTTTGGTTGCCAATGATTCGAGCGTCTCCGATGCTTCGGCGGCATGATTAAAATTGAGCTGACCATCGAACAAGTTAACAGCCTCCTGCAACTCATCGATATCTCGATCAAAGCTGGCGGTTTTCAGAACGCAAAGGTTGGAGTACCTCTGGCCGACCTGATTCTGGAAGCCGCCAAGTCCTCGCAGCAGATCGAAATCGCTAAGTAGAAAATCATCCCATGACTGAATCCCACTTCATGCGAGACATGTTCGCCGCTGCTAGTGGGCCAGTTATCGGAATACTCGGGAACGCGGTTTTCTCAGACCCGAACCTCAAGACGGCATCGCTCGCGTTCGGTGCCGTCACTGCTTTTATCGTCTGCCTGTCCAAGGCCATCGACCTGTATCGAAAGTTCAAATGAACCCCAATCTTACCTCTCTCATCCGTCATCTTCTCTCCGCCGCTGGTGGCTTCCTCGTCGCCAAAGGCTTGGCCAGTGCCGATCAAGTCGCTGAACTTGCCGGTGCCACCGTGAGCATCATCGGTGTCGCTTGGTCGATCTTCAATAACAAGAAGGCGGCGAAGTCTGACGCTCCGAAAGCTGAATGAACTTCCTGGCCGACTTGGTGATGAAGCTGGTCATCTGGCTTCATGCGCTGACGAAGCAGGACACGACAAGCGAAGATGCTAAGAAGCAACCCGATCTTAAGCGCGGTCTTCTTGATCGTGTGCGCGAGCATGAACGTGAGCTGCGCGAGCCGGGTGATTTACGTCCCCCACGGTGAGCCTGTGCGCCTCGCTGAGGACGTTAAAGCTAAGGTTTGGGTCGTTGATGCCAGCGGCAAAACGGTTCGCAGCAAGAACCGGATTACGATCCATGAGGGTTGGTACGCATTGCCAAAGGAATGAAAAAGAACGTTCCAACCAACAAGTCGCTTTACAGCAAGATGAAGTCCGCCGCTAAGGCGAAGTTCGACGTCTATCCATCAGCATACGCCAACGCTTGGCTCGTTCGTGAGTACAAGAAGCGAGGCGGTAAATACAAGGTTGCCGATGTCGGATAAGAATAAGGTCAGAGGCGGTCTGGGCCGTTGGTTCGCCGAGAAGTGGGTGGACATCAAGACCGGCAAGCCATGCGGTCGTCAGGAGGGCGAGGAGCGCGCTGGATATCCCGCTTGTAGGCCAACAAAGCGTGTGAGCGAAAAAACTCCGAAGACGACGATGGAGATGAGCAGCGCGGAGAAGGCTCGATTCAAGCGCGAAAAAACCAGCTTCCAGAAGATCGGCTATCAGCATAGGATGCGGAATAGGAAGAAGGAAAAACCATGAGCTACAACGCACCGTACAAAGGTTCTCCCGCTGTCCGATCATCCGGTAGCGGACCTTACAAGCAGTCGCCGCCTCCCAAGCCGCCGGTTAAACCGAAGCCGCAGCCGGTTCCGAGTGGTAGCGGACCGTATCGTAAGTGATTTAAACGAAAATCCCCCGGTGGTAATGAAAACCATCGGGGGATAATTGTTTTGGAGGGCAGGATCAGCGTCCTAACGATTTCATCACGCTGGCAACGAAGTCCTCGCTCTTCGCGGCGTTCGTGCTGGCAGGCCTGGAACCGCCGGTCGTCGCGCGCGAGCTGACTCCAGGTTCGCTTCCGCGATACTTCGAAAGCTCAGCTTGGAGACGCTTGTTCACCTCGACCTGAGCGTAGAGCAGCTCTCGGTACTTCGGTGCAGCAGCGGCCCACAGAGCAGCTTTCGCCAGATCCTCTTCGCTGTTCTCGCCGTTGAAGATTTGCTGAGCCAGACTCAGGCGCTGGTTCAGTTCGCTGTTCCACTCCTCGTCGTTCTCGCGCGGCTCAAAGATTTCGAGCGAACGAGCGTCGCTGGAAACCTTCTGCCAAGTCTTCGTGGCCGACTCTAGCGCAGCCTTCGTACCCTCTTCGTTGTCCTGCTGATACTTCGAGATGACCGCATCGTAATCGGCCTTAGCTTCGGACAATTCGGACGCACGTTCGCCATTGATTTCGTCGTACTTGACGATAAGAGCACCAAGCTTGGCTTTCTTGGACGGCGAAAGACCCTCAACGATGTCGTCGATCTGCGAGTTGCGATAGTCGCTATCGGGCGATTTCAGGAGCGAAACAAGGCGTTCTCCATCGGTTCCGACAAGACTCTTCACAGAGTCGAACACGCCATTGATCTTACCCTCGTACTTCTTGATAAAGCCGGGGTGACGCTCGATGTCGAGCAAGCGCACACGCTCGGAAAGAGCATCGCGCTCTTCCTGCAACGCCTTGAGCTGTGATTCGAAGTCAGGGTTGGTGGACTTGCCAGCCTTCAGCTCCTCCAATTGCTTAGCCAATTGCGCCTTCTCCTCCTTGATCTTGCGGAAAGCATCGGCGGCTTTCGTAGACTTGATTGTCTCGGGGATGTCCGCGTCGTCGGCAGCGGTCGGAGCCGTGGGTTCAGCCGCCGGCTTCTTACTTCCGAACATCCGCTCGATGTCCTTCTCAGCTTTACTGAGCTTTGGAGATGTATCGTCGGTCTTCTGCTGCTTTTTCGGCTGCTCGGTAACCTGAGACGCAGAATTTGCGGCTTCATTGGCCGACGCAGCATCGTCGATTCCGCTCGCCTTGAAGGCGTCGATGAACGAGCTGCCGAAGTCGGGAGTCTGGCTGTTGACGAGAGGTGAATTCAGGGGTTCTTCCATATTTTTAAGATTTAGTACGATTTCTCAAAAGTCGCTTCAGGTTCTTTCGCTGTTTCAATTACGGCCAATTTACGGAGGTTTTCAAGACAATGCGCGTAGCCAGCGGTTACACCGGCAGCGAAAATAATATCCGATTCCTTGCTGCCATGACTCGGCATCGGAACTGGCATTGATTCAGCCACGATGCGTAAAGCCATCCGAAGAATCGGATTTTGCAGAATTTGAGCGAGTTCAGCCTGCTGGGCATCAGTCTGCCAGTCAGATACATTTACGTCAGGCAGCTCCAGCAGGTTCTTCGGGTTCTCGTTCTTCAAGCCTCTTAGCCAGTTCATCATATCTTGTCTTCGTGTTTCGTTTCAGTTTGTGCTTTGGGGGAATTGGGTCGAGAACCTCATCCAATCGGATTGGATTCTCTTTGTTGACGACATCGCGATTCGGCCGGATGACCTTGGTGATTTCAAGCATGTCAACGAGCGGCAGCTTGATGTAGCCGCAATCAACATCGTTGATGCCGTAAGACACGACGAATTGATTCTTTGCACTGTCGTAGAATGCGCCACACGGAAACACGACCGCAGGAAGTCCTGGCCACCAGTCTTGCTGATTTGTTCCGGTCAGGATCGGCAAAGTCGTCATCCGAGCGATGCGAAATGGAGGCTTTGCCTCGAATGCGTATGCGCCCATGTAGTACCGACGCTTCTTGTTTATCCACGGCAAAGAACTGTGGAAGAAGGTCCAGTACAGACCGTCAACGTAGATTGGGTTTGAACCGCCTCGGACCTCTCCAAACTTCCAAAGAGGGTTGAACTCGTCGGTAACGTATTCAGCTTCCTTCTCAAGACGCCCATTAAGGCGCACTACGACATGAGGATTGGCCGAATACACCATGTGTGGCGCGTTGTCGTGGACGAAGTAGAGCCAGTTCTTCTCATGGCCATCGTTGATCATTGCCTGCGCGTAGTTGTTTCCGTAGATCGGATCGAAACGACCGACGTTTAGGAACTGCTTATCGAGCAGGAACATCCCCTGGTGCGCGTACGACTTGAATGGGACGAACGTGCAGCAGCTAAGTCCGTACTTGTCGCCAAACTTTACGACGCGCGGGTCTTCAAATTGCTCGTTCGGATAATGAGAAATCAGCGTTGCCAGGGCCTTCTTGGTAGCTCGCAGATTCTGGCTGAGTTCGAAAATAACAATGTCATTCTTTTCGACGTAAACGTCTTCGTCCTTCTCGCGCTTGTTACGGCAGCGACGGGCGAAAAGCATGATCTTACCATCAGGCTCCTGAACGATTGCAGGATTGAAGTAATAGGTTCCAGTTTCTTCAGGCAGGACAATTTTGCCCACCTCCCAGTCAACCTGTTCGGCCAACTTGGGAACGTCATTTTTTGCGTAGCTCATTAGGAATTCTGCTGCGAATTTGATTTCATCGTAGAGAGTAAGCCAATGATCGCGCTCCTCGCGGACCTCGGTCAAATGCTCCTCATGTTCTTTGGTTCGAATCTCAAGCGTTCGTTTCAGATCCTCAATTTCATTCAGAAGATCCGCTTGGCCATCACCGCCATTTGCGAATCGCTTGAGTGCTTTAAGAGACAGCTCTCGGATGATGTCTTTCATTTTGAATTCGCCAATCAATCTGGAATCTCAGTTTCGAACTGGTCGGCCACCCTTGGGAGGATGGAGTAAGAGTTCAAAAGATGCCGACTTTTGAAGTAAATTAGCAAATCAATGTGAGCCGAAATTTCAACAGTCGTCTCAAGCAATGGCTTCAACGCTTTCCGTCGAACAAGATAGGCGTGAGTGCAAAGCGGATGGCAGCGATACAAGTTGTGGCCAACTTTTTCCTCAACACGACCGACGGAGCAGCATGATCCGGCAAAAATCATGTCCCAATCTTTTGGAGCCTCCTTCAGCGCAAGCTCGATTGCCTCTTTCCACCCATCTCGGAAAACAACGTCGTCCTCAAGAACCAACCAGTAGTTCTCACCTTCGGACATCTCAAGCGCACTCCAGAGCATGATGTGCGACATGGTGCATCCGATGTGCTTGGCGCAGATGTAGTAGGGATTTGTCGGATCATCTTCGGTGTACGGAATCGTTGCCTTAAGCCCAGACTTTGCACCGTTCAGACCGTGGAAGAACTTGAACTTTTCAATTCCAGCTTTCTTGAGGCTTTCTTTTACAAAATCGATGCGTTTAGAGCCGCGCTGGGTGATGACAATTGGAATCATTTTTTGGTCTTTTGATAAATTGAAAATACGCTTTCTTTGAGGTCATACCGCTGAATCAGGGTGCAGTATTTTTCCACAAATCGAATCGCAGTCTGCGTCGATTCCCAATTCACATCGTCCATCACGATGTAACCGCCAACCTTGAGCTTCGGAAGCCAGTTGACGACATCGCTCGTAGACGGCCATTCGGCGTGATTGGCGTCGATGTGAACCATGTCCATGTCGGGCAGGAATCGCGACGCATCCCAAGACGACATGCGGCAGAATTGGATGTGTTTCACAAGCTGCGCGCGAACACAGTGGCCAACGAAAGCCTCGTAGTGGCCTTCAAGATTGATTTTCGACCACCACTCTTGATTGCCGCTGTTCTCGTCGTCGATGCAGTCCTCTTTCTTCCAAGAATCAATAGCGTAGACGGAGCCGCTTTCATTGAGCTTGCAGGCGTAGGCCAGTGCTAATGTGGATTTGCCTTCGAAGACTCCAACTTCAGCGATTCGTTGCGGCTTGCTGTCGATGACCAGTTTTCCGATTTGAAATCCTTTTTCAACGTCGCACCAACCGCCCATTTTTGGGAACTGTTCAGAGACGAAGTTTTTAAGCGCGTCATACGTTGTCATTTTGGGTGAATGTAGGTGACTGATTTTCTGAACAGCGGATTCGTGAACACCTTGATGACCGTGGACCGTGGCCAACACAAAGGCTCTGCGGTAATGCTCAGCGGCCTGAACTGACCGTTTTGAATGTCGTTCGATGCACCGGGATGTTCGTTTACGATCAATGCCGACTTGTGACGAGTGGAGATGATTTCGAGAATCCTTCGGCACTCTGAAAACTCAAGATGCTGCAAGACATCCTTGATGTGAACGAGGTCGAACGATTCTTGAATGTCTTCGATGCTATCGGTGCTGATGTCGGTTCCAAGCGGAGCTTTTGATTTCGCGAATGCCGTCGCAACCGGACTGACATCGATGCCCTTGTAGCGAACCCCAGACAGATCAATCATCGACATCAACTGCCAGTCTCCGCAGCCGACATCCAAGATCGACTTGATCTTGTTTTCTCGGATGAACGAGTTGAGAAACTTGACGTATTTTGCGGTGTTTTGTGGCTGAGAACCTGGGCCAGATCCTCCATTCCACTCGTCTGTCAGGTAGATTCGATCAAAGATATTTTGAAGCATGCAGACAGTAAGTGTTTTCGCGTTTTAGAATCTCCGCTTCAGTGAGTGCGCGCATTTTTTGGTCATGGTAGGTGCGCCACAAGTGAGCAATGGAACAGCCATCCAGAGAGTGGATTCCATCCCAATACCTATGTGAGCCGCAATGCATGAACCCAAGCATTTCAAAATCAACAGCCTTGGCTAACCCCGGATTTTCTTTGTGCAGTTTCCACGGATACTGGACAGAAATCTCGTTCCACCCTCCCCCGTCAAACTCCTGCCACTTCTGAAGCCACTTCCATTGGAACCGGCTGTGCATCTGCGAGAACATGATTGCGTTGCAAAGGCCAATGGTCGGCTCGTCCCCGCAGAATTCACGACCGATTACAGTGTCATGGTTTAGCCAGTCTTCAGGAAACGGAGCAACCGTGATGGTGTCAGTGTCAGCGTAAACTCCACCCATCGCATACAAGATGGTGTGTCGAATCAGGTCTGCGCGATGCTGATGCTGCGGGATGTTGTTACCGTTCCATGTTTTCGGATTTCCGATTGGCATCAAGCGAACCGGAACCTTCGATTTGAGCTTTTCCCACTGCTCGCCGGTAGGCTCTTGTGGAGTCCAAAGAAAAACGCTCCAGTCAGGATTGTTCATCCATGCTGAAGCGATTGCAATGCGTTCGCAGATGTTGAATCCGTCGTCGTGAAGACCGTGTACGAAGTGTATGTTTTTCATCCCTGTCGCGCCAAGTTGGACTCGGCAGTTGCATTCGCTCGCTGAATATCAGCGGTGGTCTTCGCATTCCGGCGTGACAGATCTGCCATCGCCTTCGTGTTCTGACGCTGGATGTTGGCCATAACCTCGGCATTCTGGCGAGCGATTTTTGCCTGAACTTCAGCGTTGAGAACAGCGGTCTTCGGATCGACACCCTGCTGAATCGCCATCGCCTGCTGTTGCTGCGCCATTGCCTGAGCCTGTTCCTGAATCAACTGGCCAAGCTGCTCGATGGTCTGGCTAAGCATCTGCAACTGCTGCGTGTAAGCCTCGACCTGCGGACGGCGTGAAGGATCGGTGGACAGGCGCTGCAAGTGCTGCTGAACGTGCTGACCGACGCCTTGGAGGAAGAGAACAATCTCCTGCGGATTTCCACCCTGTTGAAGCGATGCAGCAGCCTCGTTTGCAGCCGCCAGGTGTGTGTCGATGTGAATGATATGGCTCTGCGTGTCGGTGACGATTGGCATGTTGCCCTGGCGCAACGATGAATGCTCCAGAACAGCGAGAGCAGCCTGATCCTGAACGCGAGCAGACTGCATCTGAGTCGGCAGATAACGATCAACCATTTGTTGGCCAACCTGAGCGGCGATGTAGTCTTTGAGCAGGTTGATCTTTCCGCCTTCGGGAAGAGAACCGGAAAGCCCGAGCAAAGTCCCGAGAAGCTGCTGTTTCGCGAATTGAGAACCTTGGCCGACCGTACGAGTCGCCTCAACGTAATCGATGTCAATCATCGCCTGAACCGGAACGCCACGCTCCTTGCATCGACGTTGGAATTCGATGGCGTCTTTGTCCGACTTTGTAATCGGGTTCAGATTGGGGTTTGAGGCGCGATTGTACCGCTCCTCGAAGAAAGAATCCAACTGGTTGTAATACCGGCTCAACTGCGTCTTACCGATTGCTGACTGCTGTGCCACGATGGCTTGGACTTCGGTGGCAGTACGAGGATTGCCCGACGGCTTGTTGAGCGATTGGCGATACTGAGAGAGGTTGCCTTGAAGAACATTCTCAAGGTCAGCGTTGACCGCCATAGGAGCGTCCAGAACGCCAGCAATGTTCTGCTGAATGACTTCGTAGTCGGGCGGGAGAATAGCATACGGTCCTTGCTGAACGACGCTCGTTTTGTTTAGAGCGTTCGGGTTGAGAGGTCGGAAGAGAATCTGGGTGCGAGCGAATGCGCTATCAACCATCGAGCAACGCAGACGATTCTTCAGTTCCATCGCCTGGAGCATCTTGATGCCCAAGCCTTTTACACCATGATGCTCGCCATCGCCACGGTCGTAGTACATCGGATGGATAACCTGCTCCCACCGGCCGAAGCGACGCAGCTTCTTGTACATGAAGTCCTCGCTGTCACGCTCATCGATGATGACATGGCTGATCTGACCATCGAACTCCTTGTAGAAGATGTGGCACATCAAGACCACCTCGGAGCGAGCCGAGAAAGTGATATCGTTCGAGCGAAGCTGGCGCTGGAAGAACTCCCAGTCGTACTGAACACCAGAACGATACGGCTCGGGCATTGCGGCGCGAATACGCTGGCGAACGTAATCCACGTTCCAACCGGCGGCGCGAGCTGCCTCTTCATCTTGAATCTTCTCAAAAAGATCATCGACACCCATGCGGGTTCGGACAGCGGCTACTTTCCAGTCGCTGACGTTCGACTTGGTTCCATCTGGAACGAGAAGATCCGTTGCCATGATGGCCTTACACCGCCAATCGGTGCTGTCCTCGAAAATCAACGGGCCATCGCCAATAAGGACCATCTCACGCTGCGAGAGCTGCATGAGGTAGTCGAAGTCTTTGTCCATCTTCTGGAGACGGTCGAATTCCTCGGTAATGATCTTCGACCATTCCTCCCGCTTATCCATGTCGTTGCCGTAAGCGGTGCGAATGTTGGCGTAGGTCGGAACCTCGGCGAACACATCGTAGAAGGCAGACATGGCCAACGTGAGGAACGCTTCCGACTCGCGGAAGTTTACATTGGTTCGGAACGCTTGGTTGTTACGACGCAGTTCCGCAGGATTGTACGGAGGATTGCCATCAACAAGACCGCGCAACTTGGCGCGCGTCACGTTCCGCAACTGATCGGCCATGATCAGCTTCTGGAAAATTTCGCGAGCTGATGCCGCATCGGCTATGCGCGTTTCAGGCGCTTTGCCGTTTTCGTTGATGGTTTCAAGCGGCAGTTGGGCTAGGTTTCCGTACATGGTCGTTTTTTCCAGCAGTGAGCCGGAAGGTTTTCGTTCTCTGTAGCGTCCGTAAATTTATGGAGTGTTTCAATGGGAAACCACACCATGCTCCTGATAAAGCAACCACAAAATTCACAGCTCTGAACCTGCTCATCATACGGCGTATTTCCGTGTTGTGAGAAGGTTTTTACGGAGTCTTTTAGAACGCGAGCATTACATCCAGTGCATCCGAGCGGCTTCCGGTTGAAACGGCATCCTGAACAGATGCTTGCGCG